CGGCGACCTCGAGCGAGTTCTCGGTGCCTTACAGGACCGCGGGCTCGACGTTCACACCAGCCTGTCGACGTTGCATGTGCTGAACCTCATGGAGCGCGAATCTGCCAATCGTGGCAGCGTTAGCGACGTCATGAGCTCGGTACTTCGCCTCGTCTGATGGGTTACCTCTCAACCTCAACCAGAAGGAAGTCGTTATGTACGCACCCTCCAGTCCCGTCACCGGAGCGCCGCAGACTGGCTTGACCAGTCCGACGTATACGCTGACCTCGGATTCCACCCCCGATGGCACCGGCAAGCAGCATGCCGTCACCGCCATCGGCGGCACGCAAACCGGCGTCACACTGCACGCCGTCAGCTCGCCGTTCACCATCACCTTCAATCGACCGAAGGTGCTCAAGGCTCTGCCCCTGCCCGACGTCGCAACGGGGATCGTACGTTCCGTTCCACGGAATACGTACACCTTCCTCACCCGCAAGGGTGTGACGCCACTCGCAGGCCAGGCGGCCCAGACGATGATCATCCGTACGGAGATCAGCGTTCCGGCCGGTGCGGACGTTGCCGACTCGGCAAACGTCCGTGCGGCGCAGTCGGCGCACATCGGTGCGCTGTGGGCCAACTCTGCCGGTATCGGCGATACGACCATCAACGCGGTCCTCTAGGGCCGCGGTGTACATCGTATTCAAGAACCGGAGGGTTAGCTCATGGCTACTCATCGTGTGCGTTCTCACGATCGCAGTAAAAGATGGCCAGTCGTTTTTGACCTGGCTGTCCAAGCTGCTCAACGTGATGACGGGTTTGGAATAAACGACCCGTGTCTCGCTACCGAGTCTGCGGAAGGGGCGTCCAGCTTGCTGGATGCCCTCGAACAGGCTGTCTTCTCTGACTTAAGCGCATATATAGACGTGGATTTCTCACGTCGACACAATGTCGCTTTCTGGCCCGGAGCTACCAAGCAACAGGTAGCTTGCCACACGCTAGTGCGCTCCTTAACCAAGAAGTGCATTGACCGTGTGTCTCCGTCAGCTGACGGTAAGGCCCTCGACAAGTTCTTGCAGTGCAATAACAATTGCGACGAATGGAACTTGATGGTCGGGTGCGAGCGTGATGCGGAGTTGATCGGCATGTTCCGAGATCAGCTTCGCGATTTCTTCACGCTACCCGATGGTTCTGGGTTTGTTCTCGACAGCCACCTTGATATACTTCATCGTGGTCGGGTTGGGCCAGGCTCATCCATCGGAGCTCGTGGCGAAGACTTCTATACGAAGCTCTTCGATTCTGAGCTGACCTTTACGAGGTCAGACCTGATGTTTCTTTATCAGGATTACGTTTCGAAAAGCCCCCTATGGCTAAGTGCCGAAGAGGATCGCATGAAGCGACGGGGCGTCGGGCGTATTGTCGACGCGAGTAACCTTAGTTTTGTTCCGAAAAGCGAGTCCATATCCAGGACGATTTGTACCGAACCTTCGCTGAATATGTTCTTTCAGCTTGGTATCGGGCAAGTCATCACGGAGCGCCTTCAGGCGAAGTTCGGTATCGACCTCCTTAAACAGCAGGAGGTGAATCGAGCTATGGCACTTGCCGGCTCTAACGGTTGGCCCTACGTCACAATAGATCTCAGCTCTGCATCGGATTCCATTTCGATGCGGATGCTTGAGGAATTTGTGCCGCGCCAGGTACTGTACTGGTTAAAGCTAACCCGGTCCACCCATACAAGAGTGGGCCCGAGCCGGTATCGGCTGCATATGGTTTCGTCTATGGGGAACGGTTTCACGTTTCCCTTACAGACGGCTATATTCAGCTGCGTTGTTGCTGCTTGTTGTAGATTCAGGGGAATACCCTGGTCTCGTAGCTCGTTGACTTTCTCAGTCTTCGGAGATGATATCATCTGCCCACCACAGGCGGCGGATGATGTTCTCCGGGTTTTGGGGATCCTCGGGTTCACAGCAAACGGCGACAAGACCTTTACAGAAGGTCCTTTTCGCGAGTCTTGTGGGCTAGACGCGTTTGAAGGCGTCGATGTCCGCGGCGTCTACGTTAAAACACTCGTAGGCGAACAGGCTCGTTACGTAGTCGCAAATAGGCTGTTGTTGTGGGCGGCTCAGCACAGAGTTGTCCTCCGCGATAGCCTAAAAGTCCTGTTGCGTTCGATACGGAGCTGCTTCGCAGTTCCGCCGTACGCGCCATTGGACTCCGGCCTTAGGGTGCCCCTTGATGTCGCTCGCCAGCTAGGCGTTCGGGATAGCCATCACGTCTTTCATGAGAATGGAAGGCGCGTTATTGGCAACCGTATGCATAGTTGGCTCGGCTTCAAGGCTGACGCGGAGGTTTTACGCGTTAGCTGGGGTGAACCCGTTATTCTGGCTGAGAATGGTAGGAGACCGCGCGGGTACAATCCTTACGGACTGACCCTTGCACTCCTTGGCGGCTACATGCGTAACGGAAAGATAGCGACAAGGCAAAACCAGTCGCCACGTTACGCAACAAAACGCAGCTGGTCCATTTCATGGGACCAGCTGGCCGACGCTAGGGGATTGATCCTCCCAGAGCAGGCTTTGGAGGCCTGGAAAACCTCCTTCTATGCTAGCG